CGATAACACTAAACAAAGAAGATGATAATATACTGAAATTTGCTTCAACTGGCGGATCATTCTAGTAAATGGCAAATACAGTAATATCAATCCGAAGTTCTGGTGTAACGGGAAATGTTCCGTCACTTGGCGTTCTTGCAAACGGTGAGTTATCACTTAACTTCGCTGATGGTATTCTCTACTATAAAACCGCAGCCAACGCTCTAGGTTCAATATATACAACTCCTCCAGCTGGACTTAATCAAGAAATTCAATTTAATGATTCAGGTTCTTTTGGTGCCAATGCGTCTCTCACATTCAACAAAACTACAGGATTACTTTCAACCAATAATTTAACTGCAAATTCTGTAGCTACAACAAGTTATATTCAATTTGGTGACGGATCAAAACAATACACAGCTAATGCTGGTTCTGGTGGTGGTAGTGGCAACTCTTTTGGCATAATCTATACATCAAATAATAATACATATGCAAACGCTACATCATCAACAGACCAACTCAATATTGTTGGTGAATCTGGTGTTATTGCATTTGCAAATTCACTTACAAAAACAATTACAATCGCTGGAACACCTGGCGCACAAGGTTTAACTGTTGACTATGGTTATGTTTATGAAGCGATGAATTATAGCATTGATTACGGGACACTATAAATAGAACTATGGCTACTCAATTACAATTAAGACGAGGTAATACCACACAGACAAACGCATTTACAGGTGCGATTGCTGAAGTTACCGTAGATACCGATAAAAAGACGCTGGTTATCCATGATGGGTCAACTGCTGGTGGCATACCTTTAGCTAAAGAAGGTGTTTTATCAACAACATATAATCACGCAAATGGTGCTTTTGATAAGGCCAATTCTGCCAATGTTTTAGCACAAGCTGCATATAATCAAGCGAATACTGCAACAACATCAGCACAAGCTGCGTTTGATAAAGCAAATCAAACCGCACAATTAGCATTTACGACTGTTTCTGCCAATGGAACAAGTTTAGTTGCTGATGCAAACAATGATACACTTACAATTACTTCAGCGGTTGCTAATGGCGTATTTGTAACAGGTATTTCTGGCACAGACACATTAGATATTGGTTTAATAGATTCTGGAGTAACTGCAAGTGGTTATGGTAACAGTATCTCCATACCAACTTATGTTGTTGATACTAAAGGTCGTTTAACCTCTGCTTCAAATACAAATATTAGAGCTGCTTCAACTACACAAAACGGTATTGTTCAATTAGAAGATTCAGTTACATCTACTTCTACGAGTAATGCAGCTACACCATCTTCAGTTAAAACTGCATATGATTTAGCTACAACAGCCAATAATAATGCTGTAAATGCAGGCACTTATGCTAATGCAGCCTTTGACAAGGCAAATACAGCCACAACAACCGCAGGCTTAGCATACAATCATGCTAATGGCGCTTTTGACAAGGCTAACACCGCTACTACGACCGCCGGTTTAGCATATGACCATGCTAACGGTGCTTTTGACAAAGCCAATACTGCTACTACGACTGCACAAGCTGGTTTTGATAAGGCAAATACAGCTACTACTACCGCTGATGCTGCTTTTGCTAAGGCGAACTCTGCTAATGTAATAGCACAAGCAGCCTTTGATAATTCAAATACCAAATTTGCTTCATCTGGTGGTTCAATCACAGGTGATGTTTCTGTAACAGGAAACTTAACAGTTGTTGGTCAAACAATATATGCAAACACAACTACTGCTTTAATTGCTGATAATTTATTAACACTTAATGCAGCTATCAATCAAGCGTCTGCACCAGTTTCTGATGCTGGTATTGAAATTGACCGTGGTTCTTCTGCTAATGTTTCTATACTTTGGAATGAATCAACTGATAAGTGGACATATACAAATGATGGAACAACATATTACAATATAGCAGATGCTGGTAGATTAGATTCTTCATTTAATCACGCTAACGGTGCCTTTGATACAGCCAATACAGCTACTACAACCGCAGGCTTAGCTTATAACCATGCTAACGGTGCCTTTGACAAAGCCAACACTGCCACAACAACTGCACAAGCTGGCTTTGATAAGGCCAATACTGCTACAACAACTGCGGGTTTAGCTTATAACCATGCTAATGGTGCCTTTGACAAAGCTAATACTGCTACTACAACCGCAGGCTTAGCGTATAATCATGCTAATGGAGCTTTTGATAAGGCTAACACGGTTGCAATTACCGCACAAAACGCTTATGATTTAGCGAATGGCACCGCAGGTGTTGCTAATACGGATTACACAACAGTTTCAGTATCAGCAGGAACTTATGGTAATGCAACTTATGTTCCAACAGTCACATTAGCATCTAATGGTCGTGTGACTTCTGTAACAACAACTGCAATAAGTGCCGGTGCATCCATTGGCGATGTATTAGCTCTTTCAATTGCATTAGGATAGAACATGGCAAAACCAACAACAAGAGCTCAATTTATAGATTATTGCAAACGAAGACTTGGCCATCCTGTCATTGAAATAAATGTGGATGATGACCAAGTAGAAGACCGTATTGACGATGCTCTTCAATTTTTCTATGACTATCATTTTGATGGTTGCGAGAAGATTTACATGAAACATCAATTTACACAAGAAGATATTGATAGACGCTGGATTTATTGTCCAGATGCTGTCATATTTGTTCATTCAGTTTTACCATTTGATGATTCAAATTCTTCCGTGAATATGTTTGACTTGCGTTATCAATTACGCTTGCATGACCTCTATGACTTTACTTCAGTAAGTTATGTATCATATGAAATTACCATGCAACATATTCGCACATTGAATTTATTATTCTCTGGTACACCACAATTTAGATTCAATCGTCATCAAAACAAATTGTTCCTTGATATTGATTGGGCTAGAGATGCAGAATTAGGTAAGTATGTTATCATTGAATGTTACCGTAAATTAGACCCAGCTACAATTACATTAACAGGTACTGTAACGGGTAATACATCATCTAATACACTTACAGGTACAGGAACAACATTTGACCAAGAGATTATTGAAAATGATTTCATTACACTTGGAGATGGACAAGAAGTTCAAGTTCGTAAGATTAATTCACCAACAGAGGTTGTAATTGCAGCTAATACACTAAATGCTAATGTGACATCTACAACAATGACTAAAGCTGGTGTGTCGGATGTTTGGGACGATAGATTCTTAAAACAATATGCAACAGCCAAAATTAAATATCAATGGGGTTCTAATTTAAGTAAATTTGCTGGTGTTCAATTACCTGGCGGAGTAACACTTGATGGTCCAAGAATTATGGAAGAAGCTCAAAGAGAGATTGATAAGATAGAAGAAGAAATGCAATCTTACAATGTATTGCCAAATGAAATGTTTATGGGTTAGTGGGAGCTTAAAATTAGCACTAATCTATATTTCAATAATTTTCCAAAGAATATAACCTCTGAGCAATTGCTCGTTGAGGACTTGGTCATTGAATCGCTCAAGATTCATGGTATGGATGTTTATTATCTTCCAAGAACCAGCCGTGATACGGTAGATTATATTTTTGGTGAAGACACTCTTAAACAATATGTGTCTGCATATCCACTTGAAATGTATTTGGAAAATGTTACAGGTATGGAAGGTGAAGGTGATTTCATATCTAAATTTGGTTTAGAAATTCGTGATGAAATACAATTACTTGTTTCACGCCGTAGATTTGCAGCCTCTATTCCACAAACAAGACCAAAAGAAGGTGATTTAATTTATGTTCCTTTGGTTCAAAACTTCTTTGAGATTACCTTTGTAGAACACGAAAATGACCAAGCTATGTTCTATACTTTAGGCCGTGGTCGTGGCGCCAATGTATATGTGTATGGTCTTAAATTAAAACAATTTGTATTCTCTAATGAAATTATTGAAACGGGTATTACGGAAATTGATGAACAAATCCGTGATGAATATCCAAGAACAAAAATTACAATTAGTGCTGGTTCAGGCACATATGTTAATGATGAATTTGTTTATGTTGGTTCTAATTTATCATCTGCTACTGCACAAGCATTAGTTTATGATTTCGTTCCAAATACATACCTTGAAGTGTATAGAACAATTGGTACATTCAGTTCAGGTACATTAAAAGGTAATACAAGTAATGCTCAATGGACAATTAGCACCGTTGACACAATGACTGTAATGAATACCGCCTTTGAAGATATACAAGATAATGCTCGTATTGAAGCTGAAAGTGATGGTATTATTGATTGGACAGAAACAAATCCGTTTGGTGGTGATTAATGCTAGGTAATGCTCAATTTTATAATAGAACAATACGAAAAGTCGTAGTGGCTTTTGGTACTCTTTTTAACGATATTACCTTACAAAGGTATACTTTAAATGGAGCAACTGAAAAAGAAGTATTCAGAGTTCCTTTATCCTATGGTTCCAAAGAGAAATATTTAACTCGTATTACTTCAGACCCTAA